ATATGTTAACTTTTGCTAAAGGCATATGAGATTATAACACTTTAAGATTGATAAATAAATAAAGGGTAAACACCTTAAAATCTTTGAACTACGTTTATATTAAAGGCTATTGCGTATTTTGCATCTGTCAATTCTCGCTGCCTAGCCTCATGATATATGAATCCATTGAATACAACTAAAACGCCTTTTTTTGGAATGACCTCTACATCAAGTTCAGGAAAATTTAAAGTTTGTTCAGAATCGTTTAAATATAAAACACCACCATAGTCATGCCTAGGATGGTTATGTAATGTAGTCTGAGTAGGTCCCTCCATTTTAATACCCCAGGAGTCTTCTAATGTAAAAGGACCTTTAAGATGTTTTGATAATTTACCATAAGCCTTAGATAATGTTTTTTGAAACTTTTCATTATTATTAAACGCATCCCAGTCTGTCATACGACCTTTTACGTTTGTAACAAAATCTAAATTTTTAATATTTAATATTCTATCTATTTCAGCTATGAAGTAATCTGCATCAACATCTATTACGGTCTCAACTAGTAAAGCAGGTCTTTCTAGTTTTGTTTTAATTAATTTATTGATTGCCATTACGCTGTTTTTGTAAACCCCATAATACTCTGCCGTCTGCTGGTTTGGCTGCTTTATTAGTTTCAGGATCATAGTAATGCAAAAAACATTGAGCATGATAGTCACCTTTGAAAGTCTCTCTCCAATGCCAAGCCTCGCAACCTTTATAAACAATACCATCGCCTGGTTTTAAATTTATAGGTGTACCATCTAAGTAGATTGGCCACTCAGTGCCACAAGAGTCTATCATCAAAGTAACACTATACTCACACTCAGGTCTATCTCTATGTTTTGGTAGTATGTCTCCCATAGTGTAAGATCTCCAATACGAATACGTTGGCATTACTTTTTTACCAACAACTTCTGAAATTTTTTTAGTTTGCTTAATCATTAAACCCTCCATGATAGGATGACCGTAGTAGCCTGTAGTAGTGTGTCCACATTGCGTGTCAAACTCGGTGCAGTTTAATCTATGCACAATTTTGCAATAATTTTTTAAAAGATTTAGTTCATCTTTCGTTACAAAATTATCTATTTTTTTAAATTTACCTTGCATCATTGACCCCAAGAAACTATTGCGTATCTCTCTCCCTTTGTTACTGGTTTCACTCCATGTGGAAACATCCAATAACTTGGCCAAACAATTAATCTGCCTGGTTTGACTTTTATAACTAGTTCGTCCGTTTTACTGTCAGGATTAAAAAAACTTAATTCACCACCTTCGTAATCATTATTTAAAAATAAAATAAAACTCATATGTCTAATGGGTGTCTTACCAGCATCAAAATGTGGCTTGAAAAAATTACCAGGTAAATATTTTAAAATAGACATTTCATTTAAATTAAACATATCAAAATTAGATCCGGTATCTTGCCTATATCTAAAAAAGTGATTAAAAAAATTTGTTTTCAAAAAATTATATATAAAAGCTTGTGTCATGCTTTTACCAATTGGATGTAATTCATGAACAAAGACTTTTCTGATAGTAGGATTATCAACGCCTTTATCATCTCCGACTTTGCCTTTCTCAAAGTCAGCAGTGCTCTTAGCATACATAATAATTTTGTTTACATCACTTTGAGTTATAGCTTCATCATATACTTTTATTAAATCTTTTATTTCCATTTTGCTTTTCTCCAAAAAAATTTTTTATACGCATACAAAAAACTTGCTTGAATAGTATTAATTACACTTAATTTTTTATCCCAATCTACAGGCTCAATTGAGTGAGTCCAAGACTCTCGTTTAAAAGGTATAACTTGTGCTACAGGTGTTCCCATTTTTATAATAGTATCTATTTGTTCATATTTATCACCATTAAGAGTAAAAGGGAAGTTTATATGATTATAATAATTATCTGTTGACACTATTCCAGAAATTATTTCAAACCTATCATCTCTATTGTTTAATGGTGCTGTGAAAAGACAAGAGTAACCAGGGGGTGTAACGATTATCCAAGGATTTAAAATCTTATGAAATTCTAAATTTTTATTTTTTTTCACTAAAGGGGAATCTCCAAGTTGTTCAGGTGTATGTAGCTGAGCTTCTTGAGCCATGTTCAGATCTGCTCCAAGGTGAGGGTTATTAATTGCATATTCTACTGAGCCTTTACCATGCTTTGTATCTCCAGGGCCTACATCAAACTCAGTAAGTATATTATGTTTAATGTGAGTATCTTGATAGTTCCTTATTAAATATCCTGTTTGTAATGTTTCTAAAAAAGGTATGCATCCTTTTATTGTTTTTAATTCTTTTCCATGATTTAAAGATTTAAACCATTTTGGAATATCAAGTTTTATTGGTTGTGGTAAAATATTCTGATTCCTATGTGCTTGTATAACTATTGGACTAGCTCTAAATTGAATATTCTTAAAAATCATTATGATTCTTATATTCCAATCAATAAAAAATTACAATTATTATCTGTAAGATATGGATGGACGAACAGGTGTGCCTGCTTCGTAAACAACTCTTTCAATTGGATGATTTACTGCAGGGAGATTATCTGTATCTAAAGCTTTCATTATAGCTAACGCATTGTCAGCATCTGGTTGATTTACTGAATGCATTATTACTTTTTGTTCTAAGTAATTAATATATACTTCTACTTCATCCCTCCAATTTTGCAATGTTCTCCCACTAAGTGTCATTGCAGGTTCCTGTGTAAAAGTTGTTCCATCAAAACTGAAACCATTACCTTGAGTAAGCCAATCCCAATCTGCATCACTAATCTCTGTAAGTGTGTATTGTGAAGCGTTAGGTACGATAACTGCTGGATCAACTCCTGAAGGAGCAATCTTAATTACGTTTTCATTATTGTGAATTATTGTAGCTGCCATTTTATTATCCCGCTATATCTTCATAAATTACTATACCACCTGGAGTGTTACTTATTGCACCAGGCTGTGATGAGTTAGATGGAACAGTCGGTACTTGAGCCGATGAACCTGATCTACTATTTTGTCCTAAGAAACCACCTCCATCACCATTTGTTACGTAAGTAGAATAACCAAAAACAAATGATCTAGACGCTACTGAGTTAACATATGTAGGAGTCATGTCTTTACCCTGTGTTGAAGGTCCGAAAGTTCCAGGACTAGAGCCTGGGTGTCCACTTCCTCCGTTTGCAGTGTGTCCGTTAGGGCCTCCAAAATTTGTAGCACCGCCAGTGCCTACGTTGTTACCACCGTTATTGCCTGAAGCTCCTATTGTAAAAGGCACAGAATACGGTTGTGTTATTGTAGTATGAAAAATACCATAACCACCTTTTGCTCCGCCACCAGGAGGTGGGCCATTAGGTGACGCGTTAAAAAATGCTCCTCCGCCACCACCAATAATGTGTGCTTGAATTTTTGTTGCTGCTGGATTAGCAGTGTAAGTTCCGGAAGGATTAGAAGCGTGTGAAAAAGTTGTTACATAAATCATGTTGTTTCCACCAGCTGCTCCTGAAGCTGCAGCCGTTAATCTTCCGTCTTCGTCAACGGTAATGTTTGCTGTTGTGTAAGTTCCTGCAGTTACGGCAGTTGATTGTAACTGTGCTGGTCCAACTGAATTTGGTGCCATTTTATTTAAAGTTACGTTCGATTGTAAAATTTTTGCTGTTGTAACAGCGTTTGCTGAAATATTATCTGCACGAATAGCATTGTCAGCTATTTTGTTTGTTGTAACATTTGATTGTAAAATTTTTGCTGTCGTTACAGCGTCAGAAGCAATCTGTGCAGCTGCAACAGTTCCACCTAAAGTATCTAATGAAACCTCTTTTAAATTAGTTCCATCTGCGTAAGCGGCAAATATGGCTGCTCTATCAGGCGAGAACCCTGTTCCTGATGCTGTTTTGATAGTTAAGTTACTTGGGTTAGTTAGTCCAGTACAATCAAATATATAAAATTTTTCGATGCCATCAGGAATCGTACAAACTGTGCTAGCAGCGATTGAAGCTGTAGCAAATTTGATAACCATGTTTCTTGCATTTGATAGTGTGGCATTTGACATTGCAAGAGCTAAAGTTCCACCACTTGATAGTGTTACTTGCTCAAAACCCGCAATAGCTTGTTGTACTAAATTTAAATTGGTATTAGTTTTATCACCCCATGTACCAGCGTTTTCGCCAGTTACCATCAATTCTAGTTTAAGATCTGTTGAATAACTTGATGCCATATATCTCCTATTTTAACAAAACTAAGCTGCAAGATCAACAGTAGTCCAAGTATTATTAACTCCAGGATCTACTTCAGCCCATGGCTGTACATTAGGTGAACCAACGCTCGCTGTCAACCCTATACCAGAAACACTAATATTTGCGCCACCAGTGATAGACACTGATCCTATGGACGTAGTTAAAGATCCAGCAGTGGTTACAGGATAGATTGAAGCTTGACTCGCTGCTCCCACAGCTGTTGTCGCTGTTTGACCAGTTACTGACTCTACAGTTGTTTGTACTAATGAAATAGAACCTAAAGAAAGCGAGGCTGATATTCCTGAAACGTCAACTGGTATTCTCGGTTCAGGTACTACTTGACCGATAGATCCTGCTAATGCTTGACCTGAAACACTTTCGTTTGTAGTTTGTACTAAACTTTGTTGTCCTAATGATGACTGTAATGCGTCCTCACCCACAAAGACAGTAATATTACCGTCAATTTTTATTGACTCTAAACCTTGTGTGATTGTTAATAAATTTAAACCACTTTGTTGTACAGTGTGATCTACCTTAACTGTAGCTGCACCAATCGAAGTAGTCATGGACTGACCTTGTGCAACTGCAGAGAAAGCACCACCCCATACTAAGTTACCCCAAGATAATCTGCCCCAACCTGATCCAATAGCAAAACGTTCGTCTATTGTCACTGAGCCAACGCTCGTAGCTGCAGCTTGTCCGGTTGGAACTATTGTTGCTCCACCTGTTACTTCAGATGCAGTTCCTATTGAACTAGCTAAAGCTTGACCTGTAACTGCTATTTCTGTGGCGATTTCTATTGATACTGATCCAATGGCAGAAACAATATTTTGTCCAGTTGGCGAATCACTTGAACCAAAGTTAGCAGTTGCTCCGCCTATATTAGTTGATAATGATTGACCTACCGCAACGATGTCACCTGCAACACCCCATGCGTTCTCGCCCCAAGTTAATCTACCCCAACCTTGATTTATCTCACCAGAAACTTCTGTTGGTGTTCCTACGGATGTAGTTAAACTTAAACCTGAAACAGTAAAAACAGTGTCGGCTTGATCGCCCCAGTTATTTATACCCCATTCACCTTGACCCCATCTATTATTAGCCATCAATTACCTCGGGGTATAACGGAGATCCCGCTATGAAAAACAAATTAATAATGTTCGCCATAGCAGGCACCTCCTTTTAAATTATGCGATTCTCAATATTGCTGCACTCGTTGTAAATGCTGGAAACTGAATTGTGAAAGTTCCATTACTTGCAGTTTTTTCACCGCCAAAATCTAAAACTGCTACAGCTGGATCACCAGTTGCAGTATCGTTATAAATTAATGCACCTCTTGCAGTAATTGTAACCCCAGTAAAAGATAGGTCAGCAAAATCTGTAATAGCAGTGTTAGTTGCTAAAGATGTTCCTACATTAACAAGAGCTTTTCCACCAGAAGAGTATCCACCTGTTGGTGATGATACCTGTCCACCCGTAGTGAAAGAGGTTGTTGATTTTCCTAATGTAGCCGGTGTCCCATACATTGCTAACTTAAATGTATTTCCACCTGGATTTTTAAAGTTGTGCGTAGCTTCCAAAAGTTCTTTTTTGAAAGAATTGCATATTGCGTTAGTTGTTATTGCCATTTTATCTCCTTAAATTGTTATGGTGACGGTGAAGGTATTTTGATACGAGGAACTCCACTGTCATATTCTCCTCTTCTTTTTCTACCCATTTGTTGTAGGCCAAAAGCTTGTATACTTTGATTATACCTATCTGAATAGAGTTTGTATAGATCTTCAGGTCCTTTTAAAAAACCAAACGTCTCTTTCAAAACCCCATATAATAACAATGCCTCTTGGTTTTTAGATAAAAAAGTTGTTGTTGTACTATTAAAATGAGGAGGATCTTTAATATAGTTAATCTGTATTTGAAAATTGCTAGTCGGAGTTGGTGCTATTAAAATGTGGTCCTCATCCCAGTTGGCATAATATTTAGGAGTGCCTGTTACTGTGCTGTTGTGGGCAAACTCTGAAATAAAACTTGTATCTTTTTTTTCTAAAAAATCTCTCACATTAGAGTTAATTATTTGAACAGATCTCAATACTAATAAATCTGATGGTAATGATGCATATCTATTTGCAGCCACTAAGTTAGAGGTAGCGTATTTTCTTAAATCGTCATAATCAACTTGACCAGCGATATCTAACTCAGTGTTTCTTATAAATTGATCAATTAAAGAGTCTGATAATACATTACTATCAACTTCAGTATAGTTTCTTACTTGAGTTAAAAAATTTGTATAAGTTATAGCCATTATGAAATACTCACTGTTACGTTACCTAATAAAGTTGAGGCCTCTCTTCTTCTATTTTGCAAAGATGGATCTCTTGGTTGCATAGTTTGCAAAGATGTTGTTATGCCATTACTTGTGACCTCTGTATCAAAAGTTTCAAAAGCAAAGTCTCCAGGCAAAGTTAAATTAGCCACTCCAACAACTGTTCCTCCTGAATCAGCTAAAGTATTATCATTACTCGCAACTGTTTGAGGTTGTTGAAATTTTTGTGATCTTACTTTTTGTAAAGCAATTGCATCAGCAGTTACTCTTTTTCTTCTTATCTGTGGATGCTTCTCTTCGTACTCAGAGATATGTACGAAAGAACCGTTCCACTCAGTAACCATTTCTTGATATGGAAAAGCTTGTCCGCTTCTGTCTGAGATTGCTAATGATCTATTACCCTGTGCATATTTAGCCATTATGATACATTTGGAAAGTACGACTGAGGTGAGATATATAATGATGTTCTCTGCCCGTCTTCTTCCAAAGCCCTTTTCATTTCATCTTCATAAATAATTTTCATCGGCTGTATTCTGTCAGGAGCTTTTTTCATAGATAAGTAATAAGCTAATCCTGCACACATACATGGTAAAAATCTATAAACTACATCTGCTTGTTGACCATTATATTCTGTAGCATCTTGTATTCTATTTATGGTGTAAAATTTTAAAGTTGTAAACGTAGAAGCATCAGGTGCTTGATATAAAAAAATTTGAGGTGTTGTTTGTCTATCTACAAAATATTGTGAGGGTTGACCAGTTGCTAATTTGTTTGGTAATGCTGCATACGCAGATCTATCTATTTTTGTTAAAGATACATCTTGTGTGTTAGCATTATCTGCTGCCGCAGCTGTTGTAGATATGTAAGCCCTCCCTCCTTCTT